GGTCCCCGCCACGAGTGAATGAGCCGGGAGATGGTGAGATGGCGTTGCTCGGATGCACGATCCCTGAATCACGCCAGGACTTGTTTGCTCCAGTAGCCCCGTGGCGACGACTGTAACGGCCCAGCTCAACCTGGAGTCCGTACCGTGGATCAAGCAGCTCCTGCGGGATGTCGGTAGCGATGATCTGAGGAACGTTGCTGACAGTCAGGCTGATCAGAGTGTCACCGAAGGTCTTACCGTCCACGAACTGAAGCGAAGCGGTCGGGAGACCTGCGTTGAGCGGAGCGAGCAGGCGGATCTTCGGGACTGGGATCGAAGCCGGGATGATCGGCTTGTAGAAGTCAGAGGTCGCCATGGCACTCAGTCTACCACGAAGTGATGGACTACTTGGTGGTCCAGACGACGACGACGTTTCCGCCAACCGAAGCGATCGACTGCGGCCCGGTGAGTGTGTTCGCATCGTCGGATTCCCACGAACCGCTGAACCCGGTCGGGATGCCCGTGGACACGGTACCGTTAGCGTCGGTGATGCTGGCGGTCCCGGAGACCACAGTGAACGAAACGCTGGTGAGCGTTCCGCCCGAGATCGCAGGTGTCCAGGCGGATGCCGGAACGATGTTCGTCATGCGAGACTTGAGTACAGCGGGAACCGCCAAGGCACACGCACCAGGAACAGCAGCGAGAACGTCCGCAGCCAGAGGCGTGGCCGTGGCCCCTGCCGGGGTTGTCCATGACGTCGTGGTGACTGCACCTGTCGAGTTGTTGATGATGTCGTGACGGACGAGCTGCACACCACCGACACACCAGACGGTCTCAACGTTGTCCAGCTCGATGGCGTCAGCGCACGCAGCAACAGATCCGGTCGGAACGTATGCGGTGACTCCGTCGAGGGTCGTGTTGACGACAGCGCTCGGGACTCCGTTGGTGTAGGTGATCCGACGCAGGAACTGCGTCGTGACGGCACCGTTGGTGTCACACAGAACTGTGAACTCCGTGTCACCAGAAGTTGTCGGGCAGGTGGTGACCACACCCACCGGGGTGTACGCAGCGCCAGCCGGTGTAAGGTTGACAGTCGAGATCGGGAGACCTGTGATCTCCGAGAACACAATCCGACGAACGAATGGTCCGACGCTGTCACAGAGCGTGAGCAGCTCCGTGTCAACCAGCGTATTGATGGCGTCGATCACCGGAGTGAGATCGACGACGTTGACGGTGCCGGAACCGGGCGTGACAGCCGGACCACGAAGAGGCGCTGGCGTGCAGTCGATAGCGATGTTGCCTGGCACAAGCGTGACCACACCGCCTGGATCACACTCGGGTGATGCGACGACGATTGTCGTGTCATCGGCCGAGGTGATGACGAAGCGCCAGAAGTACGGGGTCCCAGGAGCGAGACCGGTGGCTGTAGCGCTGAAGCTCTGCGTCGCAAGACCGTTGCCAGGAACACCGACTGAACGAGAGCCCCAGACACCCGAGACGGTCCCCCACTCGAAGTGACCGAGATCGGTTACCGGGACGTTTGTTCCAGTTGCGGTCATGGTGAAGCCACTGGTCGTGATGCCGGAAGAGCCGCCGCAGGTGCCGGTCGGAACCGGTGTTGGGTCGGTGGTGATCGAGCACTCGGAAGAGAACCGAGTCACGAGACCGGTGACGACTTCGCTGGTCTCAGAGCGCCAGTAGTAGGCGGTGCTGGGGAGGAGGCCGGTGGTAGTGAATGGAATGACCTGGCCCACAGTATTGTTGCCCGTGACGTACGGCCCGTTGATCGGGTACGGGCCACCAGGCGTTGTCCCATACTGGATGCGAGCCCTCCAGCCGGACGGCAGGTTGTTGATCGTCACGTTGAACGTCGCCGCAGTATCGGTGACGGCTGTAGCCGGTGCGCACGAGGCGATGGCTGGAACAACCGTGGTCGTGGTCGACGGCGGGGTTGGTGGCGTTCCAACCGGAACCGTCAGCGATGCGGTGTTGACCATCCCAGGATCGGTCGAGAGGACGGGGACGGTCGGAATGTCCGTCACAGTGAACGTGATCTGGCTGCCGACAGGCATGGTGAACGGACCTTCACTGATGGCTCCAGTGCCCGTCGGGTTGCCGCCTGTCGATCCACCCGTGTGTGAGCGGGACCACGTACGGGTTGGCGCACCAAGCGTCGGAAGAGGGTCGGAAATGTTCGTGACCGTGGCGACTCCCGGACCAGTGTTGATGGCCCTGACGATGTAGGTGATCGGCTGACCAACCGTGATTCCGCTTGCACCAGAGATCGTCTTGGTCAGTGTGACCACCGGAGGTGGGGGAGGACTGACGACGAGCGGCGGGGTGGACGAGACGGTCGGGACGACGGAGTCGGTGGCTGTGTTGATGTACGGAGTGACGGAACCATCAACCGTGTCGTCGATGACGATTGTGTACGACTCACCGGGTGGGACAGAGAGGCCGGTCTGGTTGATGGCTCCCGTTCCAGATGTCGCACCGGACCAGCCGAGAGCCGCCGAGCTGGCAGTACCGTTGAGGACCCATGAACGGGCGGACACACCGGCCGGAATCGGATCGCTGATGTTGAACAGACCGGTGAGGAAGAAGAACGAGTTGTCGAGCGTGATTGTCGACGTGATCGTGGAGCCAGCGGCCACAGGACCGGCGAGCGGGCTGACGAGAGCCTTGCTGGCTGAGTTGAACGCTGGCGGAGGTGGAGAAGCTGTGGTGCAAGTGAAGTCGGGTCCGGTGGTGGTGCCAGCCGAGTTGGTGGCGACGAGACGGTAGTGGTACGTTGTTCCGGGAGTCAGACCTCCTACTGTTGCGTTGATGGTCTGATCGGTGGTAATGCCAGCAATGAAGGTGGCGAGAATGGAGTTCGACCCATATGCGTTAGTCGTCCCATAATCGACAGAAACAGTCGTTGCAAGACCGTTCGGATTGACAACTGTGTCGATGTCCTGGTTCGTGGTTGTCGAGGACCCACAAGCGGCGGGGGAGGTGATGGTCGGTGGAGTTGGTGGCGCTGCTGCGACCGTGATGAGCGGGCCAAACGTCTGGACACCAGCGGTGACAGCGACGTTGAAGTAGAACCCAGCGGCGTTGACGGTGTCGTTCGTGGTGAATACGACGGAATCACCTGCCGGGATTGTGAGGGTCTTTCCAACGAGCGTGTCACCAACACCACTCGTCGCTCCGGTTGCGGTTGCACCACCGTTGAGCGTCTGGGTCCAGGTACGAGTCGTCCCAGGGATTCCGGTCGGGATGACATCGGAGAAGGTTGGGGTGATCGTGGTGGCGTTGTTGTTCGTGACCGTGACCGTGGAGACAATGACGTCACCGATGGAGCGGGTAGATGCACCGGCAGTGGTCTTGGTGACCGTTGCGGCCGGTGGGGGGGTGATCGTGACGGTCTGGCCCGAAGCCGACAGGGCCGGTGTTCCGTTTGTTGGGCTGGCAGCAATGGTGGCCGTGTTTGTGTACGTGGCGCTGCCAGACGTGACATTGTTGTCCGTGATCGTAAAGGTTGCGCTGGTACCAGCGGGGAGGTTGATTCCAACTCCGCTGAGGCCACCGGACCCGCTGAACGGACCGCTTGCGGCTCCCGTGTAGGTTGCGGACCAGTTACGAGTCGGGAAACCGACGACCAGGTTGTCGGTGAGAGCGAGCGGAACAACGGTAGGTCCACCAGTGTTGGTGACCGTGACCGTGGAAACGATCGTTCCGCCAGGGGAACGGGTAGCGGTCCCGGCAGTGGTCTTGGTAAGGGAGATTGCTGGCGGCGGCAGGTTGATCGGAACTGGGCTGGAAGAAGCGGTGACGGCGACCCCACCAGTGATATCAGCGGAGTTGGAGTAGTCTCCCCCACCGGCACCGGTGGCAATGGTGTCGTTGATCGTGTAGACGATGTTCGTGTTGAGGGGGACGACGAGATTCTGGTTGATCGTGCCAGTTCCAGAAGCTGGGCCGGTTGCAGTGGCACCGGCACCGGTGATCACACGGGTCCAGGTACGGGATGCGACGTTGAACGGGAGAGGATCAAAGACGTTGAAGTTCGTAGCGCCAGCCGGAGCGAGGTGGAAGAAAGACAACGTTGTCGTCTGGACACCTCCCTCGTTCAGAGTTGTCGATGTGTTGTTGGTCTTGGAGACGGCGACGGTCATCTCAGTTACCGGCCACGATCGAAGGCAGCGACTTCACAACTTCCATGCGTTCAAGCCTACCTCAGGGAGCGATCGGGAAAGGACGAAGGATGTGAAGCGCTACGCCTGGGTGACGATGTGGAGTGTGGTACCAGTGCCATCGAATGACAGCGCAGGAAGGCGGACGAACACCTTGGCGAACTCGTCGTAGTAGCCCGACACACTCACAGACTCACCGGGAAGGATGTCGGCACCCTGGAACTGGCCGACAGCGACACCGACGTTGGTGGCGGTCACAGAGTGGAGACCGGCGGTGGTTGTTCCAGCGGTGGTCTCCTCCGTGCGGACGATGGTGTTGTTCGCCGTTGTCGGGGCGGCGGCAGCGCACGAGCCAGGGGTGGCGGCGGCGATCTGTGGGGCGGTCGGAGTGACGACTGCACCGGCTGCATCGGTCCATACGATCGCACCAGCGACGCCGTTGGTCCTCGTAATGACACGGTTGAGAGCCTGACCGTTGACACACCAGACGGATGTCTCGAACTCGGTGTCGGACGCTGCGGGGGAGAAGGAGGAAGAGGTTGCCATGTGCCAATCCTACCCGTCACTCGTCTACGAGCGGGACACCTCAGCGGCGATGACACAGCAGGAAGGATCGTAGGCAGCCGAGACGATGCGCTCTGCGATGACCATGATGTCGTTGACGCCACGGTCGACAGCGGAGGTGGGGATGCCCTGCGGGTTGTCCTTCGTCTGCTCGCCCTGCTCGGGGGTGAGCAGCACCGGGCCACGACGGATCTGCACCATCGACGTGGCGTAGATCCATTCGGACGTACCGATGGCCTGGCCAGTCGGGCCGGTGCCGGGGTAGCCACGGCCGGGCACCACGATGTTGTCGAGCGGCGTCAGCCACACGTTGCCCTCACGACGGATCGACTGGCTGCCAGCCAGAGCGACGAACACGCCGGGGCGGACATGGATCATGTAGCGGCCGCCACGGGAGCAGTCACCGAGAGCGTCCTCGACAGCCGAGAGGGCCGTGAGCGGGGGCAGCGCACCAGCGGACACGACCGTCGCAGCGGGCGAGATGATCGGGTGGTTGTTCAGCGCCAGCGTGTCGAGCATCAGCTCGTTCTCCAGGAACCATGACTCAGCGGCCAGCAGCTTGCGGGTCGCACGGCCGAAGTAGTCACGCTCCTTGAACGAGAACGCCGAGCACTTGTCGCTGGAGTAGACGAAGAACGGAACGAACTCCACGATGGAAGGGTTGAGGCAGAACGTCTTGGTGTCACCGGCGTTCGGGCACAGAGCGCCGACAGCGCCCTCGCCGCAGCCCTCGGGGCTGTACGTGTAGCCGTTCTCCCAACGGGTGCCCGAGTCGGTGACGACATCGGCCGACGAGAGCAGCGAGATCCGGGGCGGGGTGAGCTGCGGAGGCTGGATGACGGCGCTCGGGCCTGGTGCTCCTGCGGCGGCGGTGAGAGACTGATCAGTCATGGCTCAAGTCTACTTCGGAGATGAGGCTGAGGCCGACAGCGTCAGGTGTACGTGCGGTGCACGTTGTTGCGCTTCAGATCGGGACTCCACACGAACGACGGTGACTGCAACTTGGTCGGGTTGTACGTCTTGATGGCGAGGTCCACCGAGTAGACACCCACGTACCCGTTCTGGAAGAAGTCGTCCGGCTGCTGGCCAACCTCCATCGACAGGCCACGGCGAGAGATCGACGTCACACGCTCAGGCAGAGCGCACTCACCGAGGCACGAGTGCTTCAGCAGCTCGCACGCCATGTCACGTGCAGCACGCTGCACCAGACGAGGTGGCGTCAAGCCGTGCTCCACGACGATCTCCCACACGTAGCCGTCGTTCTCGTTGTCGTCGGCCGAGCCACGGGCAGCCCACAGGTTGCCGCACGACGGCCACTCCTTGTCCCTGCTGGAGCGCACCAGCTCATGCCAGTTGTCGATGTGGTAGTCGGTCACTGGCTGGTACGCACCATCAGACCAGACGCTCACGATGCGGGTGATCGGCCACAGGCCGAGGTCGATCGCATCACGCTCGCAGCAGCAGCCACCACCGTTGCAGCCGCACGGGATGCACGGGCGGAGCGTGCTCTCGCACGTGCCATTGAACTGCCGACCGAGGAGGTAGTAGAGCAGTGTGGAAGCGTCCTCCACGGCATCGAGCACCTGCTGGCTGGTGGCTGTCAGACCTGCATCGTTGGCCACCTTGCAGCACTCCAGCACAGCGGCAGGGGTGATGAGTGGGAGGCACTCGAAGTGGTCAGTGAACGCAGCCATGAGCCAAGTCTACTCTGTGCCGTGAACGACAAGAGCCGCCCCGAAGGGCGGCTCTCGTGTGTTGGATCAAGCCCGAAGGCCTCAGATCACGGGCAGGTGCGGACTGCGGAGAGCGAGGCTCCGGTGCCGTTGGCGCACAGGTCGCTCACGATGGCGAGCGACTCGATGCCGCCGACCTGGCAGAGGCCGTTGAACTCCTCCATCCAGATCTGGTAGTCGTTCACGCTGTTCAGCGTGGAGTCACGGACCAGGCCGAGGTCGAGCGTGCCGTTGTCCAGGTAGAGCCACTGGCCCTCGGGGAACAGGAACCAGCGGACCTTGTTCGGGTAGTGACCGAGCGGACCGGCGACCGGGGCAGCGAGCTGCGGATCAGCGGCCAGGGTGTCCTGGGTCCAGGTCACCGACACGCCACGGCTGTCGAGCCATGCCTGCACCTGTGCGTCCGAGATGGAGAAGCGGCCGAGACCGTCGCCAGGACCCTGGGCAGCGATGTCGTTCGCCAGGACGCTCTTCAGCCAGAACGGCGCAACGAGGCGCAGCTTGACCGAGCCGCAGATGCGGTAGCGCTGCTTGAACGAGTCGACTGCGAAGCCGATCTGCTCCAGCACCGAGAACACGGCACCGTAGGTCTGGGTGGCTGTGATCTGAGTCGAACCGGCGTTCAGAGCGGTGAGCAGCTCCTGCTCCTGGTAGCGAGCGAACTCGACACGAGCCAGCTTCAGCCACGCCTCGACCTGCTCCGGGTAGGTGCGGGAACCGAAGTTGCCGAAGGTGAGGCACATCGAGGCGGCCTGCACGATGCAGGTGTTCTCGGTGCCGCAGATGACGTGCAGGCACGGCTTCGGTGCGGTCGGGCCAGCAGGCGTCTGCGTGGTGTAGCCAGCAGCATCCTGTGCGGCCGTCGTGCGACGGGTCGAACCGGCGAGATCGCTCAGCTTCGGCGGGGTGACGAAGCGGATGCCGCCACGGTCAGCCTTGAACGTCGGGAAGCTGTCACGCAGCGGGCGACACACATCGCCGTAGGTCTGGAGGTTGTACCACGGCGTCAGCGGGGCGCACAGGCCACCAGAGGCGACGATGGCGGACTCGGACGTCACGGCCTCAACGAGGCGGGTGTTGACGATGGCGTCGTCACCGAGGATGCGATCCTCGGGGAACTCGGCCTGGGCCGAGGCGACCAGGAAGCGGCCACCGGAGGTGATGTCAGCGGAGCGGGTGTCCGGGTGACGGGCGATGAACGCCGAGGCGACCTTCGACCAGGAATCGACTTCCTGACCGGCACGGAAGCCCCGCACGTCGGCGGCGATCTTGGCCAGCGGCTTTGCCTCGACGGCGGAAGCGGCGACGGGCTCGTCACCCTTCAGGCCCTTCGGGGAGATGACGACGGCCGGAGCCTCGGCTGCCTCGACGACCGGAGCGGTCTCCAGTGCCTCGGTGGCGTCGGTCTCGCAAGCAGCGGTGCCGCCCTTCTTCTTCTTGGCTGCCATCCAGGCGGCGAACTCACTGCCCTTGCTGTCAGCCACGAACTCGTCCTTCTCGGCCTGCTCGATGCGAGCGGCCATCTCGATGCGGACCTCAGCGATGACGTCGGCCAGAACGGTCAGCTCCTCGGCGTCGTCGTCGGAGAACGACTCGGCGGAGCGCTTCGCAGCGTACTCCTCCACGAGGTTCTCCTCGAAACGAGCCAGCTCGTCGTTGTCCAGCTCGTTCAGGTCCAGCTCGAAGGTCTCCTCGGTGCCGTCGAACTCCTCAGCGGTGTCGTTCTTTGCCATGGCTCAATCGTAGAGCACTGGCCTAAGACCGAATGACACACTAGGGACGAGCGAACACCATGAGATCTGCATCGAGGATGGCGATGCGTGCGGAAGCGCTCAGTGTCGTTGCACGTGCAACATCCTCAGCCTCGAACGGTGCCACGGGCTCGTCGTTGTCGTCGTCCTCGGCCTTGTTGTTCAAGCCGATCGAGCGGTCGATGAACTGCACCTGCTCGTCGATGTGCGAGATGAGCTGCGCAGCGTACGACTGGACGCTGGTGTTCAGCGGCGTCCCTGCCTCAGTGGCACGACGCAGCGTCTCCTGCGTGTCCATCATCTGCGAACGCACCGACGCCAGGAACGTGCGATCGAGATCGGACGCCCAGTTCACCGGCTCCTCCGGCATGTCGAACTCGTCGGCGGCCAGAGTGGCCTCCTTCTTGCAGTCCTCGCAGTCGTCCTCAGCCTGACCATCGCAGCCGCAGTCGGCCTTGAACTCCTCCGGCAGGATCATGCCAGCGGCGATGATGGACATGTCGGAGCTGGCCGAGCGAGGGATCGGGAAGCCAGGGGTGTTGACGGCCAGCAGGCCGATCATCTCCAGCGAGCCCGAGATCGAACGCCAGTCGCCGGACACACCAGCGGCACGCATGTTGGCCACCTGCACGGGGGTTGCGGTCGGGGCGACGGCACCGGAGTACCAGATGCCGAACTCGTCCTCGCCGGACGCCACGAACGCAGCGCCGAAGCCGGTGTGATCGTAGTGCGCCACGGCCGGGGCAGCAGCGAACTCGATCGGAGCGTGGCCGGTGTCGGCGGTGATGCGTCCGACACGACGTGCCTTGCCGCCAGCCGTCAGCACGGTGCCGGTCGAGAAGTACGAGTAGTTGCTGGCGCTGTGCGGTGGCTGGACACAGCGGTCCTTGTAGCCGACGTGGCAGGTGCCCCACAGGGCGGCGTGGCCGAACACGTGACCGTCAGCGGTGATGGTCAGCGGGGTCGGGCCGGTCAGGTTCGGGTTGTCGAACAGCTCGGGCCTCGGCTCCCACACCTCGCCGCCAGCGGCCAGGATCGGGGACTCGTCCACGGCGATCTTCGTCTCGTTGAACGAGCTGTGCAGCAGGGCCGTCACACCGATGATCGTGCCCTTCGTGAGCACCTTGCGCACACCCTCCGGGTACTCGACACCGGCCGACAGCTCCTCGGAGGTCACACCGGCGACGTCGGCGGAGACGTGAGCGATGACGCCCTCCTTGATCAGAGCACGGGCCTCCTGGCCTGCCTCGTCAGCGGAGAAGTAGCCCTTGCCGTAGACGTCCGAGCCGTCCTTCCAGACCTCGGTGACCATGCCGACGCCGGTGGCGGTCTTGTGCTGGCCCTCGGCGCTGTTGATGCGGTTCAGGGTCAGTGGGATTGGCAGCTCACGCCAGTCGATCGAGCCGGAGGTGAACATGCGTCCGTCCACGGTCGGCGTGTTCTCCTTGGCGATCAGCATCACGAAGCTGCCCGCCGAAGCGTCGGGCTCGTACACGAACTGTGGACGGTCCGGGGTTGCCTGGTCAGTCATGTGACCAGTCTACGTTGTAGCGCTCTACGCCTCCGACGTGATGGTCATGGTGATCGGGGGACCGAAGTTCGGGACGTAGGGCACGACCACGCAGGCACAGCCCCAGTGGTCGCCAGGACGGTACTTGAGGGTGCGCAGCCACCGGTCCTGCGGGGCGATGTCCAGCTCAGGTGCCTCCCAGTCTGAGAACACCAGGCCGTCGATCTGGAGGTGGCCGTTGAACGTCCGGCGCACGGTCTCACCGTACAGCCACAGCTTGTCGTTCGTCTCCAGCCCGTTGTCAGCCAGCACCTGTGAGAAGATCCGACCACCGGTCATGCCGGTGGACAGCGGCACCTCGACCTCAGCCGATCCACCCCCGAGATCGTTGAGTGTCGAGCGGATGTCACCGAACTGCACCTGGTACGGCGACGGAGGCTTCTGCCCGGTGCCCGGCACGTGATCAGGGGCGAAGAAGAACTCACCGAACACGTCGGTCTCGGTGAGCTGCTTGTTGATCAGCTCCTTCAGCTTGTCGATGTAGTCGTTCCGGCTGTCCTCGATCGCCTGGATGACGATCTCGCTGTAGACGTCCCACGGCAGGAAGTCCAGGTTCAGTCCGGTCGACAGGTCGTCGAGCTGGTCCCACAGCGCCGTCGCCAGGGCCAGGTACTCGGCCTCCATCTCCGGTGTGATCAGCTCGGACGGGTCCACGGCGGCAGCCACAAGCCCCATCGAGCTGAGGTGCTTCTGAGCGAGCGAACGCAGCTTCACCATCGCTTCGTTCTCGAACTTGGCGAGCGGGTACGGCGATGCAGCGGCAGCCGTCAGGTAGTCGTTGCTGGAGACCGTCTCCACGACGTTGATGTCCAGGGCCATCTACCCTGCCTTCGTGGCGCTGTCCTGCGGGAGACCAGCCGTGGCACGGCGAGAGGCCTGCGACGCCGGTGGGTTCGCACCAGGACCCTGCGGGGACTGGCCCCTCGGACCGTTGATCGACTTCGGAGCGCCGGGTGCAGGCTGCTCGGTCGGCTTGCCGGTCAGCGCCATCTTGGCGTCGGCCATCTTGATGCCGACACGCTTGGCGTACTCCTCCTCGGACGGCTTGTCGTCCTCCGAGAAGCCGTGCTCACGGCGCAGCGCCTCGTCCGAGATGATGAACCGGTCGTGCAGACCGTCAGCCTGAGCGGCCTTGTCCGGCAGGATCACGAGCTGGCTGGCGTCGTACCAGACCATGATGTCGTTCGGGTCGTCCACACCGGACGCCTTCAGCGCAACGTCCAGCTCCTGCTGCGACATCTTCGAGATCGCCTGCTTCAGGTACGTCTTGGAGAGCGCACCGCACGCCAGCTCCAGCAGCGGCTGGATGTGCGCCTGGAACGTGTCCTCACGAATCGACCAGGCCGTCCAGTGCGTCGCCTCACCAGCACCGAGGAGGACTTCCTTCGGCAGCTCCAGCGTGTTGGCGACCTGCTCGATGGCGATCTTGATCGACTCGTTCATGCCCTGCGTGTCAAACGCACGGGACATCGGCTCGTACTTCATGTTGGCGATCACAGCACCAGGACCGACGAGCAGCAGCGGCACGACAGCGGACGGGTGGTCCTCGTCACGCAGCGGTGCCGTCATGGACTCAGCGAGCGCCTGATACAGCGGGTTCGACTGCATGGCGTCAGGGTTCTGGCCCTGGTTCTGCCACGCCGGTGGCACCAGCTCCTGCGGCAGTGCCAGAATGCCGGAACCGGCGAGACGGCTACGGGCAGCAGCGTACTCGGCCTTGTTGAGGGCGACGATCTTCTCCAGCAGGCCCATCGCAGAACGGGTACCGGCGTCCGCCAGGTCGGACCACTCCGGGTGCTCCTTCCACACACGGATCGTCAGCGCACCCTCAGGGATGCGCTCACCGGACTGGCCGGGGAGACGACGGCGCATGAACTGGAGGTTGGAGCCAGCGGTCGTCAGCTCGTTGATTGAGACAGCGTCCCACGTCTGGTTGACCGAACCATCAGGCAGGGCCTCGGCCGAAGCGATCAGCCAGACCTCACCGACCAGGAACACGTTGCGGCCGATCTGCCGGAGCAGACCGGACTGGCCGCCACGAGGCGACCGGATGTTGCGCACGGCGTCAGCGAACGGGCCGGACGGGATGATGACCGGGTTCTGGTTCTCGGCGTCCTTCGGTGGACGGCGAGCAGCGACCAGCTTCGTCCGAGACATGGCAGAGCCGACGTAGTTCGTGGCGTAGTACAGGTGGCCCTCGGCGTCGTACATGCGGTACGCCTTGTTCTGCCACTGCTGGCGCTGGAGCTGGAGCTGAGCGCTGTCAGCATACGAGGACACACGGTAGATCGCACCGGATGCCGAGATGGCACCGATCGGATCAGGTGCCTCGCCCCGGCGACGGGAGAAGATGCCCACGGTCACTCACCGTCCAGGCGTGCGAACACTTCCTCGACACGCTCCAGCGGAACAGGGACGAGATCGTTCGGACCCGTGACCCACGACCAGATCGTCGGGAGGTTGGCCTGGATCAACGGGGTGGTGGCGGCAGCCCGCCCACAGCAGCTCATGGTTCAAGCCTACCCTAGAGCTTGTTGTCGATGAGAGCAGCGCCGATGCGCACGGTGTGAGCGAGCGCCAACGCCAGAACGACGTGTGGCCACAGCATGTACGCACCGAACTGGAGGACGCCGACCCACCACGACAGGCACCACGGGCAGTGCACCAGCTCACCGAGCTTCGTGCCCTTCTGGCAGTACCAGGCACCACCCGACCACACGTGCTTGCCACGCTTCGGGCGCTGATCCTGCTGCGGCACGACGAAGCCCTCGTACGGGAACTTCCGCCAGAACCAGTCACGCTGGCGCTCGAAGATCGAGTCACGGGCGATGAGCCTCCACCAACCGATCGCACCGAGGGTGAACAGGAGAGCGAGGAGCGGGGACAGGGATGCGATGGCTTCGGTGATGTTCATCATGCGTCGTCGTCCTCCAGCGTACCATCGTCCTCGTCGTCCGGGTCGGTCGGTAGCCCGAGCGCCTCGTTGCGGCGGCGCTCCTGGAGACGCTTGCGGCGCTCACGCCGCTCGATGCGGCGACGCTCGATCGGGATCATGCCGCCCCACAGGCCGAAGCGCTCACGGCGCTCCATCGCACCGTCGAGACAGGCCTGCCGGATCGGGCACACGTCACAGAGCATCTTGCCCTTGTTGTAGAACTCGGACGTGTCGCCGTACTGCTCCCACACCGTCCCGTCGTCCAGGAACTCGTCGCCGTTGTCATCCACGAGGTCAGGGTAGAACCAGGCGATCGGGGCTCCGAGGCAGGGAGCCTCGGACGTTGGGTTGTCCTTCCAGGTTGTCACGTCACTACCAGCCTACAGGCGCTCAGAGCGCCGTGGCTGGTCTAGGGCTACCTGGACACCAGATCGGGTCCTGCGTCGCTCAGAGAGGCTCTGAGAGGCCTCTCAGAGGGCCTCAGGGTGAGCGGCGAACCACTCGGCATCGGGCTGGTAAGGCTTCTGCCCAGAGCACCCGCAGCCGAGCTGCACCACGAGACGGAACGGACCGGCCTCGGCGTTCGAGCCGTCAGCGTTCAGCGCCTCCCAGGCCTCACCGGCCTTGACGGTCTCGACCAGGTTGTAGGTCGCCAGCACGTCACCGGTCACCGGGTTCTTGGCGATCGCCTGCGTGTCCGTCAGGTCGACGTTGATGTTGCGGAAGAGCCGGGTGCTGTTGTGGAACAAGGCGGCGTTGATGCGGGTCTCGGTCATGGTCTCAGCCTAGCATCCGACTCGGACCGGTGGTCTGGTGCTCCCGCCCGGACTTGAACCGAGAGGTGCCCGCTTAGGAGGCGGGGCCTGTTCCCACCGGGAGCGTGTGTGCGGATGCCTGGCCCTCGCACAGGGCACGTCGGGCTGAGCCTTCGCTGGAAGCGGGATGACGCCGTTTGGACTTGGCGTCCCCGGCAGGAGTCGAACCTGCGTGCCAGCCTTCGGAGGGCTAGACCTGCTTCCCTCAGCAGGGACTCGATTGGCTCCGTCGAGAGGACTCGCACCCCTACAAGACCGTGAACAGCGGCCCGTGCTTCTTTGACACTACGACGGAATGGTGCCTCCCCAGGGAGTCGAACCCTGTCCGCAATGGTTAAGAGCCACGAATGCAACCGTTACACCCGAGAGGCATGGATCTAGCTTGTACTGCGCTCCGCCCCCTGGGATCGAACCAGGCTCCGTCTCGGTTAACAGCCGAGTGCTCTCGCCGTGAGTGCTAGAGCGGAATGGTGCCTCGTGAAGGAGTCGAACCTTCTCATCAGGATTCGTAGTCCCGAGTCCGCATCCCTCGGACGAGGCAGGTTGTTGGCAACCGAGAGAGATGATGGATGGGGTGACCGAAGGGACTCGAACCCTCACGAACAGGGACACAACCTGTCATGCTACCGTTACATCACAGCCACAGTGGGAGCGACAGGACTCGAACCTGCATGCGTCCCCTTTCGGGCGGTGCCTTTGATGCACCCGGCTCGCCATTGGCCTACGCTCCCTTGGAGCCCACGTGCCCTCGCCCACTTCCATGGAGCGCTTGAGGGTATCCTGCACGGGCTCTCGGTGCCGTGCTTCACCTCCCCGTGGACGGGGGAGGAACCGTTGGTGACCGTGGCGGGACTTGAACCCGCAAACTCGTGAGAGACTGGGGTCTGAGCCCAGCGGGTATGCCAGTTCCCCTACACGGCCTTGGCCCTGTCGCACGGAGTTGAACCGTGCCTAACCCCTGGACACGGGGCCGTGCTTCCCAACACTTCGACAGGATGGTGGTCTTGGAGGGACTCGAACCCTCACGGCCCGAAGGCCACGGCGTCTCAGGCCGCTGGGTATGCCAGTTCCCCTACAAGACCATGTCGTCCACGGCGCAGCCCTCTCAGTGGGCATTCCTGACGATGCTCCGTCTGCATTGCAGCGGACGAAGGAGACTGGCGACGCTACGGGGAGTTGAACCCCGCCGACCTCCTGGACAGGGAGGCATGCTTCCGCAACATCTTAGCGCCATGGTCCTGGTACGAGGAGTTGAACCCCGCCCGGCATCGTATCAGGATGCTTGGCACAACCGGTGCCCTACCAGGAAGATCTCGTTCTCACGCTGCGAGTCAGCTTGACGCCTCGGGCACTTCTCGTCCCGTGCGCTTCGTCCCTCGTGCACAAGGGAACGGTGAGATGGTCGGCCGAGGCAGAGTCGAACTGCCTACCTCCAGGGTGTCATCCTGGTGCTCCTCCAGTCAAGCTGTCGGCCGGTTGGTCGCCGTAGAGGGAATCGAACCCCCGACGCCTACGGTGTGAACGTAGCGCTCTGCCACTGAGCTACACGGCGTAGATCTCCACCAGCCCCCAGCTACGACGGGACTCGAACCCGCATCCCCGGTCGTTCATAGGACCGGTGCTCTCCCATTGAGCTACGCTACTGCCGGGCTGATGGATTGGAGCGACATGTCGGGGACGATCCGACGCCTTCGGGGTGGAAGCCCGACGTGCTGCCAGTAACACCTATGTCGCATGGAGCCCCGTCCCGGAGTTGAACCGGGTCTGCTCGCTTACGAGGCGAGCGTCCGACCTCTCGGCCGGGGCATGAGATTGGAGCGGTCACCGGGAGTCGAACCCGGGCCTGGACGTTGGCAACGTCCGGTGCTGCCGTAACACCTTGACCGCATGGAGCCGTCTGCCGGGATCGAACCGGCTGCCTCTCGCTTACAAGACGAGCGCAGTGCCTTCACTGCTAAGACGGCGTGGAGCCCTACGAGCGAGTTGAACGCTCTCTCCGTCCGTACCAAGGACGGGTCCTCCCACGAGGGTAGGGCATGGTGGCTGCGGCAGGAGTCGAACCTGCGACACCGGGGATTTCAATCCCGTGCTCTTCCAACTGAGCTACGCAGCCGTGGATGTTCTGGCGGAGACCGGAGGAATCGAACCTCACTCTCACGAGCGCACGTCTTTCCAGGACGGCCCGATCACCATCACGGGTCAGTCTCCAATGGCGGGAAGCGGAGCAGTCGAAGCCCACACCGTGAGGTGCCCTTCCGCTAGCAACGGAGCCCGACGCCTTGCCGGTTCACTTCCCAGTGGCGGAGCGCCGAGGTCCCGACCCCCAGCCCGTGAGGGCCGATCCGCTTTCAAGGCGGTCCCGGCACCCTGCCGGTTGACACTCCGTGGCGGAGAGCGGAGCACTCGAAGCCCACACCGTGAAAGTGCCAGCCGCTTTCGAGGCGGTGCCGGTACGCCTGTCCGGTTCACTCTCCATGAGATCGCTCTCTCAGACTCCCCTGCGGTGCGGTGTGCGGAGCTGGGCCTGCTGAGAGAACTTGGTGGGAGCGCAGGGGGTCGAACCCCGGATGCCCGAAGGCGTCGCATGTACAGTGCGCTGGACGGTCCGTCGTCCACCACTCCCTTGGAGCTGCACCTGGGAGTCGAACCCAGTTACTCCGCTTTGCAGGCGGATGCCCGGCCGTCTGGCTCGTGCAGCATGGTCAGGCACCGGTGAGTCGAACACCGTGTCTCTCGAATCCGAATCGAGTGGATTGCCATCTTCCTCGTGCCTGTAGAACTTGGAGCGCTCTTCCACTTGAGCTACCGACAGCTTCCGCCATCAGGCGGGGGACCGAACCCCGCATCGTTCTCCAGTCGGCTATGGACGGGTCGAACGTCCTCTACCTGGTCCCAAACCAGGCGTGCCACCGTGAACACTCATAGCCGGTGTGGCACAGCTTCAGTGGGCGCTGTGCGGCCCTGTGCCAGATCCAGGAGTCGAACCCGGCTGTCTGCCCGTATGAAGGGCGGTGGTCCCGTGACCATCTGGCAAGATGTCATCCGTACCTATCTTGTGGAGCATCGGGTGATCGAAACCCGCCTTCAAGGTTGCAAACCTAGTGTGCCGCCGACAACACCTATGCCCCATGGTGGCGATAGCCGGAGTCGCACCGGCTTGACCAGGGTTATGAGCCCTGTTGAGATACTGACCTCCCACACGCAGTGGAGCATCAGGGACTTGAACCCTGCACCTCTTGCATGCCATGCAAGCGCTCTGCCAGATGAGCTAATGCCCCGAGTCCCGAGCAACGGCGTCCCGCCTCGGGCCACGATACAGCGTGGGACTGTCCACACCTCGTAGTGGTCAACGAGCAGTCAGATGGCCTTGACTGCCAGAGGCGGGAGTACGGGTGAACGGCAGCTCCTCTAGCCGTGTACGCAGCGACGGGCTTCCCCGGCGACTGCCTCAATGGGTGCGATCAGGGCTCGCACCGGGCCTCGCTCCCCTCCATGGGCTCGAACCACGATCTCCGGGGTCAGAACCCGGCATCCTGCCATTGAACGAAAGGGGAATGGCGACGCATGGGGGTTTCGATCCCCCTCCTCCGAGGTGAAAGCTCGGCATCCTAGCCAGTAGATCGAATGCGTCATGTAGAGCGAGCACCGACGTGGTGACTGACTGCTCGGCGGGTAGCTACGGCCGCTTCGCTGTGCTTCGGGCTACTCCGGCGCTAACGGGCCGGTGCCGACTGACTCGAACGAGCTGGCCGAGCATCGGGCCTCACTGGCCCGCCTCGCACTCTGTCGTTCGTGTGCTTCACGCTTGTCGATGTTCTGGCGGGAGAACAAGGAATCGAACCCTGTCCTGTGCGACGGGTTGGAGCCGTGCCGGTTGACCATTACCATTCTCCCAAGATCGCCCATCGCACGACTACCCGCACCTCTGTGCGAGCGCCGCCGATGAGCTTGGTAGCCCGTAGGGGAGTTGAACCCCTCTCTCCAGATTGAGAATCTAGCGTCCTGCCGATGAACGAACGGGCCATGTGCTCACTTCAACTTCTCGGGTGCGTAGAGCTTGAGCATCTCCACGCACCATGCAATCTTGTCCTCTACACGCTGTCCGGTCGGCTGCTGCGTCGTCCACAGTTCCAGGTTCTCCAGACGATTGTCGTCCTTGATCCCGTTGAGGTGGTGCACGTTCTCCGCCGTGAGAAGCGGGCGACCGAGATGGCGAGCCATCACGAGACGATGCTCCAGCACGTACGGATCGTGCTTGTGGTAGCGGTACTCCAGCGGAGCTGGAACCTTGACGTATCCCGCCTTCGTGTATCGCTTTCCTCCGACGAGGAGAGTTTGCACCTGGCGGGAAGCCCCCGCACAGGTGCGGCACTTCCGTCCAGGTGTGGATGGCTTACCGCAGTCAGGACACGGGGTCTTGATCTTCGGTGGACGGTTACGTGTCGTCATCGAAACAGTCTATCATGTGTTTCGATGTGTTGTGGACCTGTGGCGAGTTGAACGCCAGTCCAAGATGTTGTCTGAGTCTGTTCTACGTGGAGTGTCCCCTGTGTCGCTCGGGGCGAGCGTACTGCTGTTGCCCGATCACTGCTCAGGCTGGCAGGTTCTTGCCGGTTCTCCGCTGGCTCGGCTCACGATTGGGTAACAAGGTCCGTGAGAACCCCGGTGTGTATCCGACCCGGTTGGGTCAGACACAGACGAGCATGCTGGCGCAGAGCGCAGCGTACTCGGCGTCGATGTTGCTCATCGCAACTTCGACCACGGTGTCGATGTTTGTGGCATCTGTTGGTTGTACGGTGATGCAAGCGCCGTACTACTCGTCCACGCCAGTTGTTCTTCTCACATCCTGTCGAAACCCGGCAGGCCCGTGTGTTGCATGTTACCCCCTACCTCGGCTCATGCTTCGTCGCCTGTACCACCATGCCTGCGACGATCCCCCGAACGACAGCGCTGCGAGCGGGCTTGCCCCCTCTGTGCGCTAGTGCTCGGTCGGACGGAGTTGGCGCTCCGTCCTAACATCTCTCTCGGTTGTCAATGAACTCACCTCGTCAGTGCCGTGATGGCGACCGACAGGACTTGTGATCTAGGGAACCCCGGCGAACTCTGGCGGGGGTCTCCCCCCTCCGGCTCAGCCGATGGAAGGGAGGGTCGTCAGACACCCGTGGAAGCCGTAGGGCTTCTGCTGGGCGTTCGCTGTGGTCCTCATGTCTGATGACTACTGTAGCACAGGTTCGGAGCGTTGGACGCACCATCTGCTGTGCCGTTCGTCACAGTGCAAGGGCCAGAATCGAACTGGCTGTGTGCCGAGCAGACTAGGCTCGGTGAGGTCCCATCCTCCCCCTCGCTGCTGGCCCTACCCGTTGCCGGGTGCCAGCGCCCTACCCGGCTTGGCCGGTTCGGGCAGATCACAGGTTCTTGCTGAAGATGACGTACAGAACTCACGACCTCACACCTACTCGCTCGCCTACCCTCCTCCCATCGTGGCCACTCCGGGGATGCTCTCGGCTCACTTCCAGTGCACGCTTCCGCTTCGCTCTGCTACCGTGCTCTCCCTCCCCGACCCTTCGTTCAACCGAAGCAGGGACTCGTCAGGGGTCGGATCGTCAGGTGCAACCACAGGCCCTTCGTCGGGGTCGTGCGCTCTGTACGCCATCTTCAGTTGTTCAAGGAACCTGTCGAGCCAGTGGGCGCTACGTCCTCTGTGCTCTGCGGGCCGGTGTTGCTGTCCCGCTGACAAGAACCACTCTAGTCCCTTCCTCCTCGGAACACCACCCCCTACTTGAGGGGTAGTCTCAGATCTTCGGTTCGGGCGGAACGATGCCCTGTAGGTACTCCGTGATCATCGCATCCTGCTCGTCGTCGGAGAGCTTGTCCCAGTTCTCGGGAAGCTCGAACACGAGCGGGCGCTTCGGATCACGGGGCACGCTACTCCTCCTCGGCCTCTGGAGCCTCGGGGGTCTCGTCCTCCAGGCGCTTGGCCTGCGTCAACCACTCACCGGGTCCACGGAACTTCGTCTTGATCTCGTCGGTCATGCTGCCTCCCTTCATGAGGCAAGACTACCATGAGTCACGGCTGCTCGTAGGTCCGCTTGTAGCCGTCCTTCAGCCTGGCGGTGCCCGGACCGACGTGCGGCGGGAAGTAGCCGTTGCCGTCCTGGAAGTTGTACGCACCACCGATGGCGTGCGATGCAGCGCCGATCGTCTCGACGTCACGGCTGCTGCTCACCACCAGCACCGGGTCGATGTCGATGCGTCCCGAGTCGTCGTCGTGGAACACACCGAGGTGGTGACCCTCACGCTCCAGGATCGGACCGAACCGCTGACGGGCCTCGTTCATCGCAGACTCCCACTCGGCGGGCGTCGGGTTCTCACGAACCGAGACCGTCTCCACGCCACGGTCCTTGACCGTGATGGCGTACTTGTTCACACCCTGCGGCAGGGCCTCACCGGTGTGAGCGTCGATCGTTGCGCCGCCCCACGGCTTGCGCACCTCGTCGTAGCTCTCGGACTTGATCTTCGACCAGTTCTGGTCCAGGCCCGTCGTCGGGCTGGCGTTGGCCTTCATCTTGTCGAGCTGCCCCTGACCAACCTTGGCCATGAACTGGAACTCGACGGCCGAGACCGGACGGCTGTCGCCACGGGCCTCGTCACGGGTGATGACCTTGTGCGGCCCACGCATCGCAGCGGCCTCAGCCTCGGCAGCGTTCTTCCGCTTCGTGGCCGTGCCCTTGAGCTGCGCCTTGCGACGGGTCACGTAGCGGTTGGCCTGCTCGGTGCCGGACTGGCCCTTGTAGTGGCCGTGCTCGGTGTACACGTGGTACTGGCCGGGGCTGCCCTCGACCGGGATAGCGTGCGGCTGGCCGAGACGACGCACGTCCGGACCGGGGCGGCGAGCGCCGGACGGACCAGGCAGCGAACCACCAGCACCGGCCGGAGGCGGCGCACAAGCGGCGCTGTGGCAGGCGAACACTGCCTCGGAGCGGGTCAGGACGATGCTCACCAGGTGCCCTTGCGCTTCGCAGCCCACGCACGGGACGGGGCACGGCCCTCGCCGGACAGGTAGGCGTCCTTGGCGGCGTCGTAGCCGTCGTCGGAGCCGTGGCTCCGAGGAGCGGCAGCACGACGGCCACGACCGGCGAGACCGGCACGGCCGGGGAACACCTTGGCCTTCGAGCCATCGGCCTTCGTGATCTCCACCTCGTCGTACGGCTTGCCGGGGCGAGCCTTGACGCCAGACACCGTCACCGGCCCGTGGTCACGGTCGTGGTAGCTCTGCCCGACACGAGCGCCCGAGATCGAGCCACCCTGTCCGGCAGGGGGCGGAGCGCACGCTGCCGAATGGCAAGCGAACACAGCGCTGGAGGAGGTCACCAGGATCATGCTTACAGCCTACCAGGACCGTGTGACAGGGTTAGGTCATCCAGGCGTGATTCCGTGGCGGTCCAGATAGGCAACCAAGGACGACATTGAGACCTCGCCCGATTCGATGTACCCCGCAACGATGTTGCACTTATGGCACAGAAGTTCACGGACCTCACCGGTCTCATGGTTGTGGTCAACGTGAAGCCACGGTGAGGACTTCCACTTTGAGTCAGGGCTGTGGCACATGGCGCAGCCTCCACCCTGCTCCTCCAACATCTTGAGGTACTGATCAGGGGAGATACCGTACTTCGACTTGAGGTTCCGTGCACGGCTGGCCCCTGGATTGCGTTCACGCCACGACTCATGCGCCAGCGCCTTGCACTGGATGCACTGAGGCTCCGGTCCAGGGCGATCCTTGCGGGGATGGAACTGGTCAACCGGCTTGAGGATCTTGCACTTCGTGCAGATCTTCTCGGTTGGCGGGACGTACGGCTTACGTGGCATCCACACAGTGTACACTACTGGTGGATGCCCCGGTCACATGGTAGAAGCCACTACCTGATAGGGCAGCCGCCCCCGATGCTGCAAGCGATCTCCTCGGAGCCCGTGTCGCCGGAGTCGTGCGCTCCACGGTCCGTCAGGCGCAGGTACTCGGCCTCGGTGATCGGCACGTACGGGGCCTGCGGACGGCTGGCGGTCGGGAACGCCGTCAGACCCTTCAGGAAGGGCGCACGGGCGGCGATGATGTCGTACAGGGCGTCAACCGTCGTGTCCTTCGGATCGAAGCTGGCGGTGTAGCTCACGGCGTTGCCGATCGTGCCGTGGCAGAACGCCTCGGTGACGAACTGGAGCACGGCGAGCTGGTCGTCCACCGAGACCTCGTCGGCCTGCTGGATCAGCGACGGATCGAACCGCTCCACCAGACCATCGGCCAGCGGGTAGCTGACGACCCACGTGTTCTCGGCGTACACGCACGGCTCCACAACCAGACCGGCCGCACGGGCCTCGTCCAGGCGGACGTCGCCGGTGGTGTAGCGGACGTTGCGGATCGCCCAGCGAGCGATGATGCAGGAGGCACCCGGCTGTGTGCCCGGCAGCAGGGCGATCGAGCCGTTCGGGGCGACGGCCGTGACCTTCACCGGCGACGGGATGCCGAGCAGTGCCGAGTAGTCGTCGGCCTCGTCACGGCAGATCTCAGCGAACCGGCGCAGCTTCGTGAACAGCAGCATGCTCTTCGGGATGTCCGAGTAGCGGACACCATGAGCGGCGGCCCAGCCCTGGAGACCGAGGAAGCCAGCTCCGATGCGGCGGTTGCGCTCCTCCACCGAGGACGACAGGTCGCTCTTCATGTCGGTGAGGGTCTGACGGATCAGGAACCGGGTCAGGGCACGGAAGCCCTCCTCGGCCAGCTCGTCGTTCGTGCCGATGGCGTCCAGGTTCACCGAGCCGATGTTGCAGGACTCGCCCTGCTCCAGCGGCACCTCGCCGCACGGGTTGGTGGCACGGACATCGCCGGGCTCACCGACCGACGCCAGCGAGCTGTTGTACAGGCCCGGCTCGCCGTTGCGGTAGATGCCCTCGGCCACCTTGCGCAGGACGTCACGGGCGTGGTCGCCCAGGATGCCCGGCTGGTCCAAGGTGGCGAAGAACACGTCGTCGACCTCCACCGAGATGTTCGTCGTCCAGTGGTGCATGTGGTCGTGCTTGCAGGACAGGAACTCGTAGATGTCCGGGTCGGCCCAGTGCATGATGGACATGCGAGCCGAACGGCGAGCGCCACCGGCCACCACGGCCGAGGCGAGAGCGTGATCGCACAGCATCGCCTCCAGGCCGGTGATCCTGCGACCCTGAGCGCCGTGCAGCACCCACAGGATGCCAGCGATGGCGCTGGCGAGCGGACCAGGGCCGGAGGCGGTGCCACCGAACGTCTTGATCTCGGCACCAGCCGGACGGACCGGCGTCAGGTCGAGACGGAGCTTCTCACCGGTAACGGCGATGTCGAACACCTGACCCCAGGCATCGGCCCAGCCCTCACGGCTGTCGGCCACCGGGACAGCGTCGGTCATGGTGTCGGTCCAGAACGCACCAGCAGCCTCACGGACGGCGATGTAGTCCGGGTGGCGGTGGTCGCACGTGATCCGCACCGAGAACCCCGTGCTGACCGGATCGGTCACGGCCAGGTACTCGGCGGAGTAGTTGGCACCGACACCACCACCGAGCAGCAGCATCGAGCCGACGAACTCGAAGTGATCGGCCAGCCGGTGCGTGAACGGGGCACGCCAGCAGTTCCGACGAGCCTCACCGGGGATGCCCGGCACGCCGGTCACCCACAGGTGGCGGCCAGCGGGCAGGAGGCGGAAGTCATCCATGAAGCTGCGAAGCTGGTGATCCTCACCGATCGGGCGGTAGCGATCGAGTGCTGTGTTGCCCTCGACGACACGGCGGACCGTGTCGTACCAGGTCTCGTTCGAGCCGTCCGGCAGCGGGCGGCTGTACGTGCGGTTGAACACGTCACGGCCGATCGGGCCGAAGGCGGGGGTGCGTGGGGAGTCGGTGATGAGTGTCATGAGATCTGGTCCTTCCGTAGAGACGAAGAACGACCCCTGGTGGAGGGGCCGTTCCTGTACCGGCGCTACCGATTCGGTGCGCCTGGCTGTCTGGTGGTGAGTGACCAGTCTACCCGTGATCGGCTCGGACGGCCGACCTCTATGGCGAAACTTCTACCGCTGCGACCAGGCCGAGTAGCGGGCTGCGGCGTTCGTCGGCTTCGGCTTCGCCAGCTTCGCCAGACGTGCCTCCTCGTCCTTCACGTGCTGTGCGATGCCCTTCGTGCTGGACGGGATGGACGGCTTCAGCGCCGACCGGCGTGCCCGCATCTTCGCCAGGATGTCGTTCATCGCCGTGGTGTCCTCGGCAGCGTTGCGGCGGTCCTTGCCGGTACCCTTGCTGCCACCGGTGCCACCCGACGTCGGGGGACGACACGCCGATGAGTGGCATGCGAACACAGCGGCGGAGTTGGTCAGGATGACAGCCATGACCCTACTCTACTTGCCGTACTGCTTCCTCAAGGACTTCAGGTACTTGGCAGAGTGTGCGGTCTTGGCCGACACGACGTTCACACGGCCCTTCTTCCTGAACTTGAGGCGGGAGTTGGCGATCGCAGCGGCCTTCGACTTGTCGTAGCCCTTCGACCGGAGGATGTCGTACAGGTGCGGCCACTTCAGCGAAGCGGACCGGCCGTACTTGCCCTTCGGCGGCGCAGCAGCGGTCAGGGACTCGGGGTCCCACGAGATGACGACGGTGGACATCAGAGGTTGGCCGGGACCTTGGCGTGGAGAGCGTTCGCCCTGGCACGGATGTGAGCGTTGATCTTGGCCTTCGAGTCCGACGAGCTGTTGCGGTAGGCGATCGCCGCACGCAGGTGCTTCTTGTCCGGGATCGGGAACTTGCCGTCCGGCAGGGCGATGCCCGACTTGGCGTACGCCTTGCGGCTCGCCTTCGTGAGCTTGATCTTGGCCATGATCAGCCGAACTTGGCCTTGATGGCTGCGAGCTGCGGGTCGTTCTTCCACTTCTTCGTGGTGACGCCTTCCTTGGCGTTCTTCGCACGGGCGGCGTCAGCCTTCTTGCTGTTCGCACCCTTGGCGATGCCACGGAGGCCTCCCTGGCCCTTCTCACGGTCGGCCCACGAGCCACGGGAACGCTCCTGCGCCGTCTTGTACTCCTTCGACTTCTTGGCGGCGTTGTACGAACGCATGATGGCGTACGAGCGGCGGCTGTTCTCGGAGAACGGAACGTGGATCTTGCCACGCTTGCCGCCCTTCTTGAACGTGAAGCGGCCGTTCGACTTGTCGTGGAACGGGTTGTAGAACTCCTCGACGGAAGCGTCGTCGGCGGTCAGGGTCTCGGTGGTCATGAGATCCACTCTACACTCACAGACTCGCCCGGCTGGACAGGTCAGCGGAGCACACCCGGCAGCCGTGGTAGGTCGGACGGCAGGAAGAACTCAGCGAGCCCGCCACCCAGCATCACCTTCGTCATGCCGTGCACGAACGCATCCAGCCGGTCAGGGGACGGCTTGCCGGGCACCCACTGCACCATCTGGTCCTCCAGCCGGTCGTACGTACCGACGTGGTGGATGCGGTCCTGCTCAGCGAGAGCACCGATCGGTTCGGCACGAAGAGACTTGCCCCGGACCGAGTAGACCTTGTTGACCGGCACCTTCTCATCCACCGTGTGGATCGTGTGCAGCACCAGGTCGTAGCCCTGGTTCACCTCGGCCACCACGCTGTTGGCGCTCCACTTGTGGTACATCTGGACCACCATCGTGGCCCAGGCGTCCGGGCTCGGACGCTTCAGGCTGGCGTCCTCCAGCACGTAGCCCTGACCATCACGGCCACGACCGACGACCACGATGCCGCACTCGGTCTCACGCTCGGTGGTCTGGCTCATGTTCGGGTCGACACCGACCACGATCTCAGCCATGTCCTCCTTCGTGACCTTGCCGAAGTCGATCCTGTTCTTGTCGATCTGCGGACGCTTCCAGAGCGCACCCGGCTCCTCCAGGATCAGCTCGGCGTACAGCTCCTGCCGTCCGAGGGTCGTACCCTCGTACCGAGCACGGAGGCTGGCCAGGGTCGAGTCGGCCAGGTTGGCGGCGTTGTCGAACGTCGAGCCGGTCGTGATCTTCACACGGTCCGGCTCGATCCGGGACCGGTTCACCAGCTCGATGATCAGCGGCGTCGGCTTCGGGGTGGTCGTGATGACCATCTTCGGGTTGCGTCCGAGACGCAGACCCATCAGGGCCATGTCGTAGGTGCCCTGAGCGTACTGCATGGCGCACAGCTCATCCATCCACAGGTAGTGCGACTGGAAGCCACGGAGCTTCTCCGGGTCGCCACCGGAGAACGTGGAGGCGTACGAGCCGTTCTTCAGCCGGAGCTGGCCCAGCGAGCGGTTGTACTTCTGGATCAGCGCCGGGTTGATGACGGCCAGCAGTCCGGACTCACCCTCGATGCACACGTCACGGGCAGCTCCGATCGTCTGGCCGATGATGCCGACACGGCAGCCAGGCTCAGCCATCAGGCGTTCCTTGATGAACTCGGCACCGGTGCGAGTCTTGCCGAAGCCACGACCGGCCAGCAGCAGCCACAGGTCCCAGTCACCCTCGGGAGGAAGCTGGTTCGGCCGTGCCCAGTTGCGCCAGTTGAACTTCAGTTCGTCCATGAACCTGGACTTCTGGTCCAGGGTCCACGAGTCCCATTCCGGTGGGAGAAGGCTTGAGTCAGACACGCTGACTCAAGCCTAGCACCTGATCAGGAGGGAGGGCTGTAGTCCTCACGGTCGAGACGGTCGGCCGCCTCTTCCCGGCTGAGGTCCCAGTCCTGCGGCTCGGAGTCCCACTCCTCATCGGTGGAGGAGACCCGGTACATGACGGCCGAGAACACGGCGTCCGGCGTCCACTCGTCGGTGTCGTCGGTGAGGGGGGATGGTGTTGGTGTGCTCATCAGAGACCTGCTTCCTTCATGGCGGCACGAGCGCTGTCCCACCGTTCGAGACGGTCGCCCTTCGATGCCTGTCCTCCACCGTAGTGCACCCAGATCAGAGCCTGGAACTCGTGCGGCTTCATGCCCTTGAACTGCGCCGGGTACTTGGCGGCGAGACGATCGAGCGCCTGACGGGTCAGCACGGTCGTGTCACGGAACATGGCGTCACCGGACTTGATGCCCTCGGACTTCGACGCCGGGCCACGCTGGAAGATGTCCTGCGCCGTGGTCGGAGCGATGCCGTTCGGGGAGCGCTCCTTCATCGTCAGACGGTCGATGGTGTCCGTCGTGTCGATGCCCTTGGCGCTGACGTGCAGCGGCAGGTTGCCAGCCATGATGCGGTAGTGCCACGTGTCGTTCGTGGAGCTGTAGTCGGCGTCAGGGTTGCGGATGTTCGAGTAGAACGAGCTGTACTTCGGGCCGGAGATCGCCTGGCGAGGCGTGACCTCGTTGCGGAGCACGGCGACGGCCTGCTTCACCTGCTGCGTACCCTTCGAGGTGAAGAACGGGTACGGCGGCGGCGTCTCGATCTGCGTCTTGGTGGAGCGCATGCCGGGCTTGCCGTCCTTGCTGGACTGGTCGTACCACTCCTGGAACGAGGCGTGACCCCGGACCGTGTTGGCGGCGTACAGCAGCTCGGTCAGCGTGCCGGAGTCGAGATCGTTCGAGTTGATCTTGCCAGGTGTCAGACCATGATCCACGAGACCGACCTTGCCGACGCCCTTCGTGGACTTCTGAGCACGCCAGTTCATCATGTCGATGTGAGCCTGCGTCACCTCGATGTCGATCGGGTTGCGGACGATGTTGGCGAGCGCACGGGCTGTCTCGATGTTGCCGTTGGCGGTGCCTGACCAGAGACGACCAGCCGACAGGGCAGCGGTGGCGGCGACCACGTTGTCCAGGTCGATGCCGGTTGCCTTGGCGATGTCCTGGCAGTCCTGGTGAGCGACCGTGTACCACTTCGAGTCGTGGTGACCCTGAGCGGCCTGCTCGGCATCAACTGCGCCGGTGCGAGGGTTGATGCCCATCGCCAGCTCACCAGCGATCTCGAAGTTCTTGACGTACTGCTCGTCGGTCGGACCGATCGCATCCCACTCAGCACGGACCTTCGCCTCGGTCTTGGCCGAGAACTTCGTCGGGTTGCCGTGCTCGTCGAGACCCTCGACGGAGAACGTGCCGTCCGGGTTCACCTTCTTGTTGCCAGCGTCACGGCGGCCAGGGTAGAGCAGGTCGAGATCCTTGTCGGATGACGGCTTGGCACCGGAGCCACCACCACCATGAGCGACGCCACCCGACTTGCCGCCGCCCTTGCCGATCGAGCCACCGGTACCACCAGCGGACGGGGGAGCACACGCAGCGGAGTGACAAGCGAACTCATCGACAGCCAGGAAGCCACCCTCCTGGAGGAAGGACTCGGCCTCGAACGAGACGACGGTGTCCTCCTCCTCTACGGTCAGGATCGGGCGCTCAGGCGAGAGCGCAGCAAGCAGGGTGCGAAGGTCCACGGATGCAGTCTAGCTCACCCAGCGCTGGACGAGATTCATGACCTTGTCCTCCAGATCCTCCAGCGTCCCGTCGTTGATGATCTCGGCCGTGGAGAACGGGAACGCCAGACCGGCGTCCGAGGCGTGGCCGTTCACCGAGCTGACGCCAGGGCGGATGACCAGGATCAGATGGTCGCAGACGGCGGCCTCGTTCGGGAACCGGACGTCCGGCACCACGTACGTCTTGCCGGGCTCCAGGGTCGAGAGAGTGCGGTTCACCCAGTAGTCCGGGTCGATCTCACGGTGCACGTCGGTACCGTAGACCTGGAGGAGGCGGCGCAGCTCCGGGTACTTGGCCTTGGCCTCGGTGTAGCCGTGCCACTCGATCGCCTGCTGGTACGTGGTCGGGACCGGATCGAGTGGGACTCCGTCCACGTAGTCGAACTGCTTGCGGATGGCGACGATCGGGTTGAGGGTCCAGATGTCACGCCGGAGCGGATCGGCCCACGAGACCTTCGATGCGTCCGTGTGCCTGAGGATGACGTCAGCGACCGCATCCTTCCCTGCCGTTGCGTAGCCAGTGACCCCGATGAGCATGATGGTGACCTCCGTAGTAGTTGCGACCAGTCTAGACCATGATCCGGACGCTGGTCAGGGAATCGAGTCGACCAGCCCGACATCTTCGAGATCAGCCGAGTTGGCCATCTCGATCTCGCCGGGCATCGGCTCGTTGAACAGGTACGCAGCCGATGGCCACTGCACGTGACCAACCGACACGATGTGTGGCGATCCGGGGAAGGCGAACCGAGAGGGGACCATCCACCGAGCCTACCACCTCATGCGTGGACGGGGGCCGTGAGCCTCCAGCTCCACGCCACAGCCCTCGCACGCACCGACCCTGGCCACCGGCACCCAGGCAGCGCCGAGCAGCTTGGCACAGGGCTGGCACGAAGAGTGCTTCGCCCCCGCCCACACGGCCACACCGAACTGGCGGGGCTCGGGATCAGCCGTCGTCATCCAGCACCATGAGCATGCCGGAGCCGACCTCGGCCGCACGGACAGCCTGGAGCCAGGCACGGTCCGTCTTGCCGTCGTACAGCAGCCAGGCCAGCGAGCGCACGTCGTGCGGCAGGTTGGCCATGTGCTTGGCGGCCTCACCACGGTTCGTGGACTCACGTGCGATGACGTCAGCCCAGTTGGCGGCGTTGGTGTAGGCCTTCGCCGCCTGCACGTTGATGTCATGGATGATCGCCTCCACAGCCGAGTCCAGCTCGTCCGGGATCATCTCCAGGAACGCCTCCCACAGCTCGCCACCGGCCTCCTCGCCCAGCTCCAACGACTCGATGTACTTCTCGAACACACGCTTCGGGGTCAGGCCCGTCATCAGCTTGTGCAGCGTCAGGTACCGGTGGAACTTGACCTTGAGGCGGTGCGCCGGAGCGTCCTCCCGTGGCCACACCATGACGAAGCCCTCACGGTTGTCACCGTTCTCCGGGTCCTCGGTCAGCGCCACCAGATCACGCAGGGCCACGCCGGAGCGCTCCACACAGGTGTCGCCACCCCAGCCGGTCTCAGCGGCCACGTCCTCCGGGTGCTTCCAGTCCTTGCCGGACTCCAGCTCGACCTCACCGAGCAGCACGAGACCACGGTAGTCGCCGTAGTCGACGACCACCCGGTTGAGCGAGCCGAAGATGCCCTCGAACAGGGCCGTGGTTCCGGGGTTCGGCCTCCAGCCCTTCAGGAACTCACGTGCAGCGTCGGCGTGCGGCGTCGTGAACGAGCCCTTCGTCCAGATCAGCAGCTCGCCCTCGTACTCACCGACGTGGATCAGCGAGCCGTCCATCTTGTCGAACGCCGAGTGGAACGTGTCCAGCGGCGGGATGACGGCGATCGGGTCCCCGACAGCGAAGAACTTCGGGAGGCCACGGCCGATGATCCGACCGTCGTCGTGGACGACGAGACCACGAGCGTTCTTCGTGACATCGTCCCACGCACGCTCGAACTGCACGGTGCGTGTGTAGCACACGACCGACAACGGCAACTCCGGGTGACGTGACACGTTGACGTAGCCACGGTCCTTGTAGTCGTTGATGATGTCCCAGGTGATGTTCACGAGATGAACCAGCCGATCAGTAGTGCGGACAGGATGATGATGGTCAGGAGGAAGCCCGGCGAGAACTCGGTCACGATGCCGTCGTCGTCGTCCTCACCGTCATCGACGTAGAGGTAGCCGAGATCGCTCACGTTGCAGCCGCCATCTTGCGGATGACGTCCTCGGGCACCGGGTCCGGCCGGGCAGCGTTGCGCTCCAGGCACAGCTCCAGCGGCACGTCCAGGAACGAGCGCTCGGTGTACTCGGCACCGTAGCGGAACGCCAGGTCCCGCCAGTGCTTGCGGTACTTCCGCTTCAAGTTCGTGTCCGAGACGATGGCGGTCTTGCCGTCACGCAGGGCGTCACGGACCGTCACGTAGCAGACGTCGGTCACCTCCATCTCCATCGAGTGGTTGCGGCGGTCACCGGTCAGGCGCAGACGCACCTCGTCACGCTCGACCTTGATCGTGTTCTCGGGGTCGGCGGCGACCTGGGTGTCGGCCCAGTAGCTCTTGCCCGAGCCGGGCAGTCCGATGGTAAGGATGAGGTGTGCAGTCATGAGGTGCCTTTCAGCGGAGAGGGTACTCGATACGGTCGTCGCCCCACCAGAAGCCGATGCGGTCGAACAGGATCGGCAGGCCGACGAACGGCTTCGGGTCGATCTCGATGCCGTAGCCGAGGGTGACGTGAGGGGTGAAGTTCGGGAAGCGGGAGGGAGGGATCGTCGGGACGAACGTGGTGAGCAGGTTGCGCACCGTGCCGACGTGGCGGTTGGTCAGAAGGAGCACCTGAGCCTGAGGGTCGTCGCTACCGAGCCCGGAGACGGCCTCCACGTGCTCTGTGAGCGACGAAGCGACCTCGGCGGCCTTCCGACAGCCGACCGCCAGTTCTGAGCGCCCTACGGCCTCCCTGTCGGCCTCTGCGAGGAAGTGGAGCGTGCAGTGCAGCTCCGTCGCCGGGTCGCCGTTCGGCAGGGCCAGGCGGCGGGCCGACTCGACGGTCGGCAGCAGCACGATGACGGCCGACTTGCGTGCGAGCGTGGGGGTCTTGGTCTTGGCCATCAGTCGTTCCTCTCGAAGCGGCGGTGCAGGGCGCTGAAGAGCGCCCGCTTGGTGTGGCACACGGCCACGCCGTACTTGGCGCAGGTGATCTCCACGTTGTCGTAGCGGTAGAAGGTCGTCGGGCAGCACACGAGCACACGGCCCGGCTTGGAGCCGAGCACCAGGCCCAGCTCCAGCAGACTGATCGGGGACTTCGTCGCCGGGTCGAAGTAGAACACGACCAGGTCGGCACGGGCGATGCCGTTCAGCTCCCACGTGATCTGCTCGTGCAGGTCGTCGGGGCTCATGTCGCTCCAGGCCTCCCGGCGAGGGTCCAGGATCGTGACGGCCACGCCCTCCATGTAGGCGGCCAGCTCGGCCTGCCACGGCTCGGCCGTGCCCATCTCGATCGACCCTGCCGTGAACACGGTAGGGTAAGTCGGATCGGGGACTGGGTTCGGGGCCTTGACGAGGATCATGTCCACCATCCTAGACCCCGAACCGGGGAACCGGTCATCAGAACCGCCGAGCGCAGATCGGGCCGAGACCGATCGCACGGCTGGTCTCGTCGGTGAGCTGCTTGTGGCAGCAGGCGCACACCGAGAAGTGCAGACCGTAGCGGGTGGCGGCGGCCTTCGGGTCGACGGCGATCTCGGCCAGGATGCGGGTGCGCTCGGCACCCTTGATCGGGTAGCGCTCGTCCGAGGCGGCGACACGGAGGAACGTGAAGCCCGCCCACTTGCCACGGCTCGGCGTCTCGACGTCGTAGAAGCGGAGCGCTCCGTCCTTGCCGTCGAGAGCGTACGAGCCGTCGGGGACGACCGTGGCGGCCTTCGGGGCGACCGGAGCGGCCACCACCGGAGCGGGGGCCTGAGCGGCCTCCTGGAGCCGGGCCAGGGTGGCCTGCGCACGGGTGATCCGGTCCGACACGACGACGGTGGTCTCGGTCGGAGCGGTCTCCAGCACGAGGGCGGCGGCCTCGGTGAACGACGGGTCCAGGGCGACGATCTTGCCGATCAGGGCGGTCAGGAACTCGATCTGGCGGGGGGTGGCGGTGGCGGGCATGTGATCAGTATGCGCCCGACCGAGCGTCCTGTCAAGCAGTTTCTCGTAGGTTCCTGAGCCGTTCTCGCAGGAGCACCCCGTACCGGACGACCGGCTCGGTCACGAGATCACCCAGCCCAGGTCCACCAGGGCATCCCGGACGTCGTCACGAGCACCGAAGCCCCCGACGATCGTCACGTGCCCGTAGTCGTCGGCGCTGCGGTGTGCACGGCCCACCGACTGCGTGACGGCCGCACGGCTGTCCTCCGTCCACACCTTCACGTTGGCGGCCTTCGGAGCGTTCTGCGGCACCCGGCTGACGATGACCCGGCGCAGCAGGTCGCCGGGGAGGTTGAGGCCACGACCGGCACCGGCGTTGCAGCCGAGGATGACGTGGCGCTCCGGGGCGGCCGTGTAGCGGGCCAGGGTGGCCGTGCGGTCGACACCGGCGTGGTACTCCAGCACGGCCGAGCGGACGTGAGCCGGGAGGGCCTTCAGCACGGCGAACAGGTCGTCCTTGCTGACGAACAGGCCGAGGGTGCGGCCGCCCTTGTCGAACTCGGCGGCGATCGTGGCGGCCACGTGAGCGGCCCACTTGCCGTGAGCCTCCGGGTTGGCCTTGCCCCACGACCACGCCGGAGCGTCGGCGTCCACGGTGACCGTGGAGGCGCTGACGTCGAGACCCTGGAAGGCGGCCACCGTGGCGTCGAGACCGAGGTGGTCGACGTTGCGCTGCGAGAGCGTGGCCGACAGAGCGACGACCCGCTTCGTGGCGAACGCAGCGGCCAGGTCGGCCGGGATCGTCAGGACGACCTTGTCGTCGCTCAGGTTGAACTGCACCCTGCGGCCCTCGGCGGCGGCCAGCTTGCGGATCGCCAGGAACCGGCGAGCCTTCGAGACCATCTTGTGGCCCTCCTGGCCAGCGATCTCGAACACGACGTTCAGGGCCTCGGGGAGACCAGCGGCAGCACGCTCGTCCCGGAGCGTGATCTGAGCGCCGAGGATGGCGGCGAGCGGCTCCTGGCACGAGTCGGCCTCGTCCAGCACGATGACCGGCTTGACGAGAGCCTCCTCGGCCCACTTCGGGCCACCGAGGATCGAGACACCAAGGAGCGAGGCGTTGGTCACGACGACCGTGGCCGAGCGAGCGGTGTTGCGGGCGATCCACAGCGGGCAGCCAGCCGACTTGTGTGCGCAGGTGTCGCACGGGGACTTCTTCTGGTCCGACTCCTCCTCGTCGGCCTCGTTGGAGAGGCTGGCGACCGAGTGGCCCTTGTAGGTGCGGGGGTCGATGCCCGAGCCGATGAACGTGCCGTGCTCGTGCACGTAGGCCTTCTGGTCGGCGGTCAGACCGGCCAGCGAGGGGCTGGCCTTCGGGCACCAGTAGTGCGACTTGCCGACGACCACGGCGACCTCAACGCCGAGAGCGGCCTCCCACTCGGGGGCCTCGGCAGTGTACTGCGCCACCAGGCCGTTGCTGTTGACAGCGATCACGCCGCCGCCAGCGGCCACGCAGGTGGCCACAGCCAGGGCGCTCTTGCCCACGCCAGTCGGGGCCTGCCCTGCGGTGTGGAGAGCGCCAGCGTCGATGTGATCGGCGGCGTCGAGCTGGCCCTGACGGGCGGTACGGCCCTGACCGGCGAGGAGGGCGACGAGCGTGCTGCGAACGGAAGTCATGTGATCAGTATCTGCTCATCCGGGTGAGGGGTCAACCCCCTAACTAGGGGGTCCTCTGGTGGGTCCTCTCCCGGTGGCAGTTCGAGCACACGGGCTCGCACTTGGCGATCTCAGCGACGATCGCTTCGACGGCGAAGCACCGCCTGACCATGTCACACAGGTCGGCCACCTTCTCACCACGCACGTGGTCGAGATCCATCACATACGGCGGATAGGTCACCTTGCAGTCGGTGCACGGGACGGACTTGGCAGCCGAGACGAGGTCCCTGCGGATGCGGGTCTGTTCCCTGCGGTAGGCGTTGTTGCGGAGACGGTTGGCCTCGGTGTTCGGCTTGCGCTTGCGCTGCGAACAGGCCTTGCACCTCGTCTGGAGCCCATCACTGCGGCGCTTGTTGCGGGAGAACTGAGCGACCGGCAGCGTGAGCTTGCAGGTCGGGCAGCGCTTGACTTCTGCTGTCGTGGTCACACAGGAAGTCTACCACACACCGTGCAGGGCAGGTTAGCTTCCGTTGCGCCAGCGGCCGGATCAGGCGAGATGTTCCTCGGTTGTCGAGGTTCATCTTGCGCCTGTCCGGCGTCGCTGTCAACGGGTCATCCGTCACACAATCGTAGCGCTGGCGCTCTAGTTGTGTTCAGTCGGCGTACTCCCACGGCTCACGGAGATCCTTACCCGTGGCGGCGTAGTGCCCCTCGTTGAGCTTGCGGAACACCTCGTCCAGCGTGCAGTCGTTCACCCGGCCACCGAGCATGACGTAGTGCAGCCGATCGGCCTCCTCGACCGTCAGCGCCAGAGCAACAACGTCAACCGGAGTCGGAGGCGTTGCGGATGTTGCTGCTGCGGCCTCGTGGAGGAGCGCAGCGAGGGCGGCCTGACCACGAGCCCGGAACCGGTGCCCCTGGTAGCTCAGGCGCTCGCTGAGCGGCACCAGGGGGTCGTTCACGAACGCCGTGTCCTGGCGGTCGGGGGAGTTGCGGCCCGTGCCGGTGCCCGGACCGGGGAGGGGGCGTCCCTTGCCGTGGTGCGTCACCGGACGTCCGCCACGAGGATCATCGTCTCGACGTTGTACTTCGAGCCGTACGAGGCGGACTGCTTGAGCGCCAGGTCGGGGCGGCCACACCAGCCGACGACACCCCACAGCTCGTCCTCGCCGGTGCAAGCGATCTGCTCGGCCTCCTCCTGCGCCTTCAGCGCACGGTACTCGGCGTCCCTCGCCCAGCCGAGCACGGTCTCCGTGCCGAAGCGGGCGAACATGTCCTCACCGGCGTAGCTGCTCTTGTTGGCCCGGTAGCGGGCGGCGTTGGCCATGTTGGCCCGGTAGCGGGCGGCGTTGGCCAGGTACGAGTCGGCCTCGGCCCGGAGACGGCGGACACGCTCGACGGCAGGCGTCCGAGCGATCACGACGTGCGTGTACACGTGCGTCTTGCTGTTGCGGGTGATCGTCCGGCCGTCAGGGAGGAGTGCGGTGTGCTTGTTCATGACGTCAGTATGCGCTCAGAGGAACAGCGGAGTCAAGTGACGTGCGTCACGTGGATTCGTGACAGCGGAGAGCACGACGTCGCCCAGCCCGTTGCGAACGATGTAGCTGTCATCGGAACGGGCGTCCCGGCACCGAGGGCAGGCGCACTGGTGCTGTTCAGCGATGAGGTACGGCGGGATGGACATACTGCTGATCACCTGGTCCTCACCGATCCTGATGGCGTCGGGCAGCGGACCCAGCTCGATCCGGCGCTGGTGCTGCTCACGGAGCTTGCGCTCGTACTCCAGACGCTCGGTCCGAGGGATGAACGTCGTCGGGACGAAGCCGTCAGGGCGCTGGTAGCGAGGCATCGCCTCCAGCTCGTCGGGCTGGTAGGCGACCGTCACCGGGTAGTAACGGAACGACGGGTCCGGCTCCAGGTCGTCCAGCTCGCTCATGGCCTGACGCCACAGGAGGGACCTGACCGGCTCGGGCGGCAGGGCCTTGCGAGCCTGTGCGGCCTTCGCCGCCTTGCGGGCAGGAGACAGCCTGGCCTCCCACACCTTGCTGCACGCCTGCACCAGCGCCAGGACAGCGAACCACAGGAACACGCCCGAGCCGACGATCACACAGCCGAGCACGAGACCCTCGATCATGACCACTGGACCGGCCCCCTCGCTGCCTTGCGGCTCGCATCGTCCACCACAGCCAGCCGAGCGTTGCTCCGACGACCGTGGCCCTTCACCCAACGGAGAGTCACGTCACGGGTCGACAGCAGGCCCAGCAGCTCGACCCACAGCGGCATGGTCTGAGACAGGCGCACAGCGTGCGTCAGGTCACCACCGTGCAGGATGCTGGCGACCGAGAGCTGGTCCGTCTCGACTGTGCCCGTCGTCCCCTCAGGGACCAGGCGCACGGCCTCCACGATGCCCCTCATCTCGGGTGCGCCGGTGCAGTTGTCCTCCACACCCGTCACCAGGCGGCCAGAGGGACAGAGCACAGCCCAGGCACCACGGCCCGAGTGTGCGAAGTGCGACGCATCGCAGCTCCACACACCGGGCTCGCAGACCGAGCGCCAGGCAGGGAAGTAGCCCCGCTCGACGTCCTCGTGTCTCACCTTGACTGCCCAGAACTTGCCGGGCATGACCGTCAGCCCCGAGTCTTGTACTCGTGCGGCTTCACCGAAGCGAGCGCACGCTCGATCGCCTTGCGCTGCTGATCCATCTGCCGTGCCCGCTTCGACTTCTGCGGGCGGGACTTCGTGGCCGTGCTCATGATGCTCCCTTGATCCAGTCCTGGATCTCGTCGTAGCTGGTGGGGTTGAGGTCGTTCCCATCCAGACCGACGTCGAACTGCCGGTCCTGCGGACCGTGGATGCGGCCGTTGTGACCGTGGCTGTGCCCGTGGATGTGGAACGCACCGTTGTCCCGGAGCATCAGCTCCTCGTAGCGGACCTCGGTCGACTCGTGGTCGGGCGTGCCGTGCAGCGGCAGGTGGCTGAACGTCACCTGACGACCGGCGATGGCGTGCTGGCCGTACAGCGGGTTCGACCGGCGCTCGAACGCCAGGTCCCAGCCAGCGGCACGCCACCAGTCACGCTGGTCGACGTGCTTGTTCCTGGACCACAGACCGTTGTCGTGGTTGCCGGGAGCCCACACCGACTTGACGCCGTGGAGCTTCCCCGTGAACGGCACCGTCAGGGCACGCTTGCCCATCGACAGGTCACCGAAGAACCAGACCTGGTCCAGCGGCGAGATGATGGAGTTGAGGTGCGTCATCAGCGCCTCGTCGTGGTCCTCGATCGGTGCGCCGACCGGGAGACCGAGCAGCGTCAAGCGCTCGGGCTGGTACTGGAGCAGGTTCGTGTGCCCGAAGTGGGTGTCGGACAGAAGCCAGGTTGTCACGGATGTACCTCCAAGATCGTACCAGCGCAGTCTACCGAGACATGCTCGTTGAACCAACGCCGGGCGGTGAACTTTGACTTGATCCGGTAGAACGGGTCGTCCAGGGTGCCACGGATGGCCTCCAGGCCCGGCGTGTCGGACGGGATCGTGTTGAACAGGGCCTGCCCCCACCGCTGGTCGGCCTTGTCGACCAGCTCGGCGGCAGCACGCCAGAACTCGTGCTCCCTCACTTGCGGGCCTTGGCGTAGGCTGCACGGATGTCGGCGGCGAGGGTGGTGTGGCTGGACTCGATCAGGCTCAGGTCGAGGATGCCGTTCGGCCGGACCCGAGCGTGGTGCGCCTTGTTGGCGGCGGCCACGTCGGACTCGATCTGCTCACGGAAGGGGGCGAGGTCGTCGTGTGTCATGTGCACAGTATGCGCTTCTACCGGCGCTGTGTCAACGTGACGTCCGTCACACGGCGCTTGCGCCTAGCGAGCGCTGCGGCGAACTCGGCCGAGCCCCTCTTCACCAGGATGTTGACCAGCGAGCTGGAGATCTTCTCGGCACCCTTCTTCGCACCGGGGACGCACACCGTACAGCAGGCGTTGCCGAGCATCTCGATCACGGCGGACGGCGGCTTGTCCGACAGGTCCGGGATCACGACGGTCTGCGTCGTCGGACGGAAGCTGCGGCACTTCGGGTCGCCGTGCACGTGCCCGTCGCTGGAGATCACGAGCCGGTACCGAGCCCAGCCGGTGTAGCCGGTCTCGTGTTTCTCGATGTCACGCCAGCAGTCCTGACGGAGGCGCTTGCGAATCCACAACGGGTGCGAGTCCGGCAGCACCTCCAGGATCTCCAGGAGAGTGCCCTGTGAGCCGTCAGGAGCGACCCAGGCGTCACCACGGCGGCGCTGGCCCTGTGCGATGCGTACGGCCCTCTCAGAGGCCAGGAGGAGCTTGTCAGCGGACCTCAGCTCACGCTCTAGCACCAGCAGGCGCTCGTCGTGCTCGGTCGGGGTCACGGCGTCGCCACGATCCCGACCTGCCACGGCAGAACCTCCTCGGCACGGAAGTTGATCGGCGGCACGATCAGGATGTAGTTCCGGGCGTAGCGGAACTGCGTGGTGGCCTTCGCACTGCCGACACGGCGGCGCTGCCACGGCATCACGCACGACCACCACGACGGGTGGAACGTGGCGATCTCGTAGCCCTGCGCCACCAGCTTGCGGCAGGCACGCCGGTTCGCCAGCGAGTCGTTGACGATCCAGGCGTCGCCCCACTCGATCGGGGACATGTCCTCGGGATCGCCCTTACGTGGGGCGGTCATGCGAACTCCACCGCACCGTGGATGCCACGGGCGGGCGGCTTGATGAAGGCGCTCGGCTTCGGTGGCTGGTACGTCACGACGGTCAGCGGCACGAACCGGCCGACGTTGTCGAACACGTTGAACACCTCGTCCCGATCGAGACCACCGATGTGGCAGCCGATCTCCGGCACGGCGAGCTGGAGCCCCTGGAGCGCACAGTACGAGGCAGCCAGGGTCAGGCTCGACATGAGCCAGCCGAGCTGAGCGTCAGCGCCGGGCTGGTTCTGCGAGGCGCAGTTCAGGATGGTGTGGCCGGTCGGAGCGTCGTGCCACGGCAGGATGCCACCCGGCACGAGCGTGCGGGTCTGGCACACGTGCCGGTAGAAGCCCTCCATCGCCGGGTACCGGGTGCACATCGTGGCGGCGATGCCAGCGCCCATGAGGCCCTGGCAGTTGACGCCGTGAGCGATCGCAGTGACGCCGGACTCGACGTGATCGAACAGGTCGCCGTAGGTGTGTGTGAAGTTCATGGGTTGAGAGTCCTCCGGACGAAGTTGCGGGCTTGTGACTTGGCGGTGCGCCAGGACGTCGTGTCGAGATCCCACAGGATCTTACCTCCGCACCAGGTCTCCTGTCCAGCGGTCATCTCGTGGACGCTGAGACGGAACACACCCGGCTTCCCGGCGACCTCGATCACGTCGGCGTAGCGCCACACATTGTCAGGGACGTCGGAGCGACCGACGACATGGAACCACTTGCGGCCGGAGCCCTCGGTGGCCTGCTCGTTGGCGATCAGCTCGGTCGGGCAGGCCTTCACCTCGGTGACCTTCGTCAGGTCCTTGACGACCTGCCAGTCCTGCCAGTGACCGTTCATCGCCCGGAGCAGGGCGAGATTCTCAGGGTCGACGGCGCTCTCACCGTCCTGGAGGACGATCTCGATCACCTGCTCCCTGATGGTCTCACGGCGAACCGTGACGTGGTGTGTGGTGAAGCTCATGTCGGCATGGCTGACACGAGAGCGGCGACCTCGATCATGCTGAGGCAGGTCGAGTAG